CATCGATGAGTATGCGCGGGTGCTCGAGGTCGCAGATATTGGTGATGATCTGCGCCAGCAGTTCGATGTGCCAGGCGGTCATCCACAGGTAGGTCTTGGCCGCGCACTCGGTGCGGGTGCCGAGAATCTGGCCGGCCAGCGCCTGCGAGGGGGTAACGCGGCGGTTGTTGGTGTGGCGCGAGCCCGAGGCTTTGCGGGCCGCCTGGATGTCGACGGCGAGTTGGTCGCAGAATTCGGTTTCGATCGGGGTCAGGCTGACCCAAATGTCGGTCGTATTAACCGGCGGCTTCCTTCGGGCCCTGCTTGACGATGCGGGGCATCTTGTCGTCAGCAAGCCGCTCGCGCGGTGAAAACCGCTGCCGCTCGGTCACGAACACGGCGCGCACCTTCTCGACCATTTCCAGTTGCTGATCGAGCCATTGCAGATGATCGTGGGTTTCCTGCTCCTGCAGGTAGCGCAGGTCATCGCCGCGCAGCCGGGCATTTTCGGCCATGCGTTGCAGCCCGAGCACGAGATCGGTCAATCGGTCAGCCATGCTGGCTCCTGTGGTTATGGGCTGAGTGATGCACTCGGCAGGCCCCGCCGGCGTTGCCGGCGAGTGCGGCCGAGTTTCTGGGCGAACAGCAAGGGCGAGAATTTGCAGCCTTGGGCGGTCAGCCGCGGCGCCATCTCGTAGTAGGTATCCGGCGGTAGGCCGCGCGTGTGCCAATTGCTGACCACCCGGTAACTGATGCCGAAAATGGCAGCGACCTTGTTGGTGCCGCCCAGCGCGTTGATGGCCTCGGTTGCGGTAGCAATGATCATGCGTCGAGGCATGCCACATCCTGTTGTTGTTTTCAAGTTGTGGTAGATATAGCCGCGCCGTAAGGCTCCCGCAACAATGGCCCGGGGCGGTGGTGACGCACGCCGCCCCGGCATTGTTGCCTGTTGACATGGGTCACAGCTTGTGACATAAGGGGACATCGAAACGGGAGCAGGACAAATGACCGCCACCACCCAAGAAATTCTCGACGCAGCTTACGAAGCCCTCAACGGGTTGTCGATCGGCTGGCAGATGGCCAACGTAACGGACGACACCAAGCGCGCCGAACTGCAGGCCCCGATCAACGCCGGCACCGAGGCCCTCGTCACCCTCATCCGCAAGCTGGAGGGGGTGTCATGACCAAGTATCTTCTCATCTTCCGCCAGCAGTATTCCGAAAACACTCCGGAATATGGCCACGGCGATTTCCCCGACCAGATCGACTATCTCAGCGCAGTCGTTGAGGCTGATACGCTCCGCAAGGCACAGAATGCCGTGAAGAAGATTTATCCGGTCAAGTTTGGCGGCATGTTCTCGCCGATGCTGATCGAAACCACCAGCGAATATGCCCACCTCTACACCGGCCCGGCTGACAAGCGGCTATCTCCCGAACGTCAAGCCCGCCACGAAAAATGCAGGACGGCGCTATGACACCCAAACAACACTTCCGCGCCCAGCACATGTTTTATCTCGGCAGAAGGGTTGAAACGAACGGCAATCCCAACAAGCCGATCGTGAAGGTTTTTGCAAATAGCTGCTTTTTATACCCGCTCCATGTGACCACATCGCTCGATCTCGCAATGCGCTGGATCGAAGCCAACCCGATAAAGAAGGTGTCATGACCCCCAAACAACACTTTCGCGCCCTCCAGATCCGGCTCGAAATCGCCGAGTTCGGGATGGGGATGCCGTTGGATCGCGAGCGCGTGAAGGAACTGCGCGAGCAGGTGGAGCAGGCCCGCCAAGACGCCGCAGAGGCCCTCGTTGAAGCCGAGTTGGCCCGCATCACATCGGATGGAGCGGAGTGATGAGCAAGCACACACCGGGGCCGTGGAAGGCCGTCAATCAGACGACCTCCACCCTTCTGAAGCAGGATAGTCCCCAAGGCCGTTATCTGTTCAGCCTCAAAGAATACCCCGGCATTCCAGAGAGCGAGGCCAACGCCCGCCTGATCGCCGCCGCGCCCGATCTTGCAGAAGCCGTACGCGAACTGCTGGCAACACATCCGGCGGCATACCGCGAGCCGGGCAAGATCGACAACCGCACCGACAACGCGGTCAAGATCGCCCGCGCCGCCATCGCCAAGGCCGAGGGCGCGTCATGACCACCAGATACCGCACCTATGACGACTGGAAACTAGCCTCGCCCGATGACGAGCGCCCGCCCGATGACGAGCCGGATCATTCGACCTCGGCTGAACGTCGCAGCGATCTCATCGACCTAGTATGCAACGTCGGCGGCCTTGACGACCAATGGTTGGTCAACGCCAGCGAAAAGATGCTTCGCGATCTGATCATCGAATGGCAATCGGCCGCGCGCGCCATCTTGGATAGGGGCGACCTATGACCGACTACGATCCCGAGCGCGTCGATATGCGGATCGAAAGCCGGCAGGGCAAATTGGCCGCCAACGCCGAGGCGATCGAACGCTGGCAGCGCAAGCTGTTCAGGGCCGCCAATGAACTGCAGAAGCTGGTCGCGCAGCGCAAGCGGCTGCTCAACCCCAGCAAGGGCAAGCTTGTCTACAAGGGCGAGAACCTCACCGGTATGGGCGGCGGCGCCGTCGACGGCCTCAACGACGAGATCCCGCTGTGAAGAAGAAACAGCGCAAGCCGAAGCACGTCCTCATGCGCGAGCACAGGCTCAGGCCCATGATCCGCGAAGCCTGCCGCACCGGCATGGTCGAAGCGATCGAGCACTGCGGCAACTTCTGGAACGTCAGCGACGGCTTCAAGAAATATATCGAGCATCAGATCGCGACCGAGGCCGAAGCCTTGATGGCCGCCGTGAGGGCGGTCGTGCGCGAGGAACTTACCGCCAGCAAGAGGAAACGAAAATGACCATCGAAGCCCAACGCCTAGCCGGCCTGCAACAGGTCGCGCCGATACCGCCCAAGCAGGACGAAGGCCCGCCCATCCTGCATGTGTTCGAGCGCGCTCTGCGCGACGTGTCTATGCCGCTTGAGCGCGTGCGGGAAATCTATGCCCTCAAGCGCGAGATCGAGGCCGACCTCGCCGAGCAGGAATACATCCGCGTTCGCTCCCTGGTGGAGCAGGAACTGGAGCCCGTCGCCAAGGATGCCAGCAACCCGCAGACCCGCTCCAAATACGCCACGCTCGCAGCCGTGATCCAGGCCGTGCGGCCGATCTACAGCAAGCACGGCATCGTGGTCGAGTTCGATACCGAACGGAGTGGGCGCGGCGACGAGTGGATCAGGGTTGTGGCCTTTCTCTCCCATCAGGCCGGCTATAAGAAGACGTTCCATATTGATATGCCGGCTGACGGTAAGGGCGCCCGCGGCAACGACGTGATGACGCGCACTCACGCCACCGGCTCGGCCTTCACTTACGGCCGCCGCTACCTGCTGCTGGGTATCTTCAACATCGCGGTCGAGGATGACGACGGCAACGCCGCCAGCCGCGGCAAGGCCACGGCCGAAACGCTCAACGCCGAGCAGATGGAATACGTCTGGGAGAAGGCGCGCGAATACTGCGATCCCGACGACGACGTGCAGCAGGAGTGGGTTGAGCTACTGGTCAAGTCGATCGGCCACGATAATCTGGCCGAGGTGCCGCAATCGCTGTTCGAAATGCTGCGGCAGAAGATCATCGCTTGGCCGAAGTCGCCGGGCGCCGCCAAGTGGAAAACGCAATGACGGTGGAAATCATCGACTGCGTGCAGGGATCGCCGGAATGGTTCCAGGCCCGGCTCGGCATCCCGACCGCATCCTGCTTCAAGGACGTGCAGGCCAAGGGGGAGGGCAAGGTGCGCGCGACCTACATGCGCCGCCTTGCCGGCGAGATCATCACCGGCCAGCCCGCCGAAACATTCAAATCACCCGAAATGGAGCGCGGCAACCGGATGGAGGATGAAGCCCGCGCCAACTACGTTTTTGGCTGGAACAAGACCCGGCCGACGCGGGTGGGCTTTGTGCGCCGTGCCTATGTCGGCTGCAGCCCGGACGCCCTGCTGGGCGATGACGGGGTGCTTGAACTGAAAACGCAAAAGCCCGAACTGCTGATTGCCACCCACGACGCCGGCGAGAAAGACAAGAAATGGTTTCCGCCCGAGCACATAGCGCAGTGCCAGGGCGCGCTGCTGGTTACCGGCCGCAAGTGGGTTGATCTGTGCGTCTATTGGCCAGGTATGCCGATGTTCGTGCGCCGCGCCGAGCGCGACGAGGACTACATCGACAAGCTGATGGACGAACTCGCCAAGTTCAACAACGAGCTACAGGCCATGGTCGCGCGCGTGCGCGCCTATGGGCAGAGGGTGGCAGCATGAACGACAGCATACCGATCATCCGCAGCAGTTTGCGCAACGATCTGCTCGACCGCATCAAGGACAA